TTTAGGATGGCCGTTTAAATAAAGGAGAAATATGAAAAAGAAAAAAGCTAAAGCTAGAAAACCAAACATAAGAAAAAAATTAGATGAAGTATCTTGTGGAAGCGCAAAGGGATATCCTAAACAATTATCAAGAGACGAATTGTTTAAATGTCCTTTGTGGTATGCAGATGAACCAAAGTTTGTAGATAAATTAAATAAAGCATCAGACAAATATATTGAAAAATCTAAAAAAGAAATGCAAAAAAATATCGATACAAGAAATCAAACGTTTGGTGATAAAGGAGATATGGGTCACGTTTTTCACTCAACAACTTTATTAGGAGACCCTAATTTTAAAGAACTTACACAATATATAGGAGCTACATCACATAATTTATTAGGTGAAATGGGTTTTGATTTAAGTCAATACCAAGTATTTACTACAGAAATGTGGGTACAAGAATTTTGTAAAAATGGTGGGGGACACCATACATTACACACTCATTGGAACGGACATATCTCTGGTTTTTATTTTTTAAAAGCTAGTGAAAAAACATCAAGACCAATATTTGAAGACCCTAGAGCAGGGAATGTAATGAATCTTTTACCAGAAAAAGATAGGTCAAAAATAACTTATGCATCTTCACAAATTAATTATGAAGTTAAACCAGGCCGAATGATATTCTTTCCATCCTATATGCCTCATCTATACACGGTAGATATAGGATATGAACCCTTCAGGTTTATACATTGGAATTGTCAGGCTATACCAAAAGGAGTGTTAAATGTCGTTCAAGAAAAATAAATATCAAGTTTTAAAAAAAACTATAAGTAAAGAATTAGCAGATTTTTGTTTTGCTTATTTTTTAAATAAAAGAAAGGTAGCAAGATTTTTATTTGATCAAAAATACATATCTCCATTTACTGACTACTATGGCATATGGAACGATCCACAAGTTCCAAATACTTATTCTCATTACAGTGATATTGTAATGGAAACATTATTAGAAAAAGTTAGACCAATTATGGAAAAACACACTAATCTTAAATTAAGTCCTACATATTCCTATGCTAGAATATATAAAAAAGGAGATATATTAGCTAGACATAAAGATAGATATTCTTGTGAGATCTCTACTACATTAAATTTAGGTGGAGACACATGGCCTATATATTTAGACCCTACAGGAAAAACAGGTCAAGCTGGTGTTAAAGTTGAATTAGATCCAGGAGACATGCTTATATATTCTGGATGTGATCTTGAACATTGGCGAGAGGAATTTAAAGGCAAAGATTGTGCTCAAGTTTTTTTACATTATAATAAAAAAAGTTCTAAATTAGCAAAAGAAAATGAGTTTGATAAAAGACCATTTTTAGGTTTACCTGGTTATTATAAAGGTGCAAAGTTGACAAAACCTAAAAAATAAATTATAAAATAACCTTGCAGGGGGATGATCCACCACTGATTCCCTCTGCTTAAATCTATTGAAATCACCTACAATCTGATATAACACCTAGTAAACAGGTTTTTATATGTTACAGAAATTAGGTTTTATTCCCGGATTTAACAAACAAGTCACTGAAACTGGGGCCGAAGGGCAATGGTTTGATGGCGATAATGTTCGTTTTAGATATGGTACACCTGAAAAAATAGGTGGCTGGCAACAGTTAGGACAATCTAAACTTACAGGTGCATGTAGGGCAGTTCATCATTGGGATGATAATGCTGGTATTAAATACGCAGCCATAGGTACTAACAGAATTCTTTATGTTTATTCAGGGGATGTGTATTATGATATTCACCCTATTAGAGCCACACTAACAGGTGCTGATTTCACTAGTACTAATTCTTCAAAAGTTGTCACAATTACATGTACCGGGACTCATGGATTAGTAGCAAATGATATTGTTAAATTTGACAGTGTAAGTAGTATCCCTGGAACATCAGCTTACAGTGATTCTACATTTGAAGATGAAAAATTCATGGTAACTTCAATACCAACTACCACCACTTTTACAATTACAATGGATTCGGCTGAGGGAAGTAGCCCTATGACTAATGCTGGATCGACATCAGTTCTTTGTTATTATAACGTGGGACCAGCTTTACAGCTAGGAGGTTATGGTTGGGGAACAGCATTATGGGGCGGTCTGGCTCTTGGTGCTTCTACAAATACGTTAGCCTCTACAATTAATGACACTGTGACAGATATTCCTTTAACTAATTCTGCTGCTTTTCCTTCTGCTGGAGAAATTAGAATTGGATCAGAAGACATAAGTTATACCAATAATAATACTACAACCAATATTTTAAGTGGAGGTGCTAGAGAAGTTAATGGTACAACTAAAGCGGGACATAGTTCAGGAGATACTGTAACCAACATATCAGGATATGTTGCATGGGGTGACCCATCTTCTGCTGACTTTACAATTGATCCTGGAATGTGGATATTAGATAACTATGGAACAAAATTAATTGCACTTATTTATAATGGTAAATGCTTTGAATGGGATGCAGCGGCAAGTGCAGCCGTAAATAATCGAGCTACAGTATTAGCAAATGCACCAACAGCATCGCGTCATGTATTAGTATCTACACCCGATAGACACTTAGTATTTTTTGGAACTGAAACAACTATTGGCTCGACTACAACTCAAGATGATATGTATATTAGATTCTCTTCTCAAGAGAGTATTGATCAAACTGATTCCTATACAGTTAAAGCAAACAACACCGCAGGTACACAAAGACTTGCCGATGGCTCTAAAATTATGGGAGCTATCAAAGGTAGGGATGCCATCTATGTATGGACAGATACGGCCTTGTTTCTTATGAAGTTTGTTGGTCAACCATTTACCTTTTCATTCGAACAGGTAGGTACTAACTGTGGATTGCTTGGTAAAAATGCCAACATTGAAGTAGATGGAACAGCCTACTGGATGTCAGAGAACGGATTCTTTGCATATGACGGTCAATTAAAATCATTACCTTGTTTAGTAGAAGATGCTGTTTATGATGACCTTAACTCTACTTCAAGAGACTTAGTTAATGCGGGATTAAATAATTTATTTGGGGAAATAAGTTGGTTTTATTGTACCTCAGCATCTGACGTGGTGAACAGGGTGGTCACTTATAATTATTTAGACTCTACAATTAAACGTCCTATATGGACAACAGGAACTTTATCAAGGACCGCTTGGGCGGATTCATCAGTGTTTCCTAAACCACATGCAACTTATTATAATGAAAGCGATGATGCATCTTTTGATGTTACTGGTAATACGGATGGAAGTACGATATACTATGAACACGAAACAGGGACCGATCAAATTGTGGCTGGGGGAACAGTAACCGCAGTTTTGGGATCTATTACATCTGGTGATTTTGATATTACTCAGAAAAAAAGTACTACAGGGGCTAGTGTAGGTATGCCAGATCTTAGAGGAGACGGAGAATTTATTATGAGGATAAGTAGGTTTATACCAGACTTTATTTCACAGACAGGAAACACACAAGTTAGTTTTGTAACTAAAAATTATCCAAATAGCTCTGGAACTACTACAAATTATACTGTTACTTCCAGTACGACAAAAACAGACACAAGATTAAGAGCACGATCAATTGCTCTTAAGATTGCAAACACAGGTACTTCAGAAGACTGGAAACTAGGTACGTTTAGATTGGATATACATCCAGGAGGAAGAAGGTAATGTCTACATTTTATACAGGAGTTGATCAACAAAGATATGATGCAGGCGAAAAGTTTTTGCCCATGAATAAATTTCTTAAAAGCTATGCACCACCTAAGACAAGCCTAGAAGAAGGAGTAACAACACAATCTTATGGAATACCTTACACTAATGCTTTTACTAATAGTGGTGGAGGAGGTGCTCTTCAAGCAGGCGATATAAATTTTAATGATTTTAATCGAATAACTACTGAGAATTATATGAGAAAACAACCTACTCCTTTTGTTGATGCAACCTATGATCAAAAAATACAGGATAAATTTTTTGGGATGCCAACTTGGCAACAGGATGTTAACCCGGTAGACGCCGGAGCATATCTTGCAGCGGACCAAGACATTCCTTTAGCTCTCACAGGAGCAGGTAAAATGAAAGAAGGTTGGCAAAACACTAAAGAAGGGGTTGCTGCTATGATGGGAAAAATACCATCAATTACCGGTTTTTTAAATAAATTTGGTGTGCAAAACTTTGACTCATTATCTCC